TGTTTTAGGTAATAAGACTACAGTTCGTCAAGATCCTGAAGTTGCTGATGAAGATGATGATCGTGGTTCAGCAGAGCAATTAGTTACATCTGCTGTTGCTGCTGGTGGAGGTGTTGCACCTGTCACTGATGATGATGATGATACGTTATCATATTTTGCTAAACTAGCAGAAAGTTAATTCATTTTAAGACCCCTTTATAGGGGTCTTTTTTTTATCCCATTGTAACTCTGGTATTTTCTGTTCTTATTAATTTATCATTCACACGTTCAGAAGATTGTTGATATATCATAATATCTCTCATATCATTTAAAAATTGTTGTAAATATTGAGTTTTAAGAATAAATATATTTCTTTTTTTGTTATTTTTAAGAATTTCATATTCAAAATTACTAACACCAATAATAGTATTTGAAGATGTTGGTGTTGTATATGAACCATTTTCACTATATGTAACAGAAAAATCACTATCAACAATTTGACCAGCAGGAAGAATTAATCTACCTATAGAATCTTTAATTTCTTTAGTTTCATAATGGTGATTATTGTTAATATGAGCAAGACTATATTTATTTTCAACAAAATCATATATTTCTCTATCGGATAAAGGCCATTCGTTTCTTACATTAATTATACCAGCAGTTAATAATACGACCCAATCTAAAGTCTCATCTCCATAAATTTCCTCGGCAACAGTATCAGGTCTTGCACCTTCTCTTATCTCATATTTGTTAAACAGTGTGAATACATTTTGTAAATCATCCCTTAATTTATTTCTTCTGAATAAGTTTTTAACTTTTAAGTAACTTTGAGAAGAAATGCTATTTGATAGAAAATTTTGATATTCTAAATCTGGTATCTCTCTGAAATATCCCATTTTAGTAACCTACTCCATCCGAATTGTCATCATAACTTTCATAATCTTCATTATAAATTGGTGTTAATTCTTTAAATGCCAAAGTCATATTCATTGAAACTGGAGAACCATCATTATATGTCGCCCAAGTTCCATCACCAGTATAATTCATTTGCACATTTGTTAAGGCACAGAGTTTTATTCTATTTAAATAATTTTTTGCTTTTCCTTCATATTGAATCTCAAAAATATTTGGAGTCTTCAAGAAAGTGCCTTCAGAACCTTTTGGAGCCATATTTCTTTTGAATGCTTTAATAATGGTTCTGACAGTCTCTGCTTCTTTTTGAAATCTTGGTGTAAATTTAAATTGAAAACCAAAGTTTCTTAAAGTTGGCCCTTTAAACAATAACTCCATATTTGGATTTATAACTGAACCATTACTTCTTGCTAATACTTGGTCTAGACTTAAATTACCACCAATACTATTAATTGCTTGTGTGGCAAAATAATTTTTAACTAAATCATTACCAGTTATTCTACTGACCATATTATTAACTGCTCGTCCAGCATTTTCCAAACCACCTGACATAAGAGATGTTCCAAAATTCATTCCTGCTTCTTGTAAAAAATTCATATTTCCTTCACCATATGCTGCTTGGTTCGAGTCCACAAGATTGGCAGGAATAGGAAGTAAAATTTGACCCAATAACTCAGATTTCAAATTATCTTGATTTCTTGTAACAATACCTTCTCCTCTTTTATATTTGAATGCAGAGAATTTAATAAAGTCTTGACCACTTTTTATGGTGCTATATGGATATCTTAAATCATTAAATTTTTCTGGTTTACCTTGTCTACCTGGTTTTCTTACCACCTCTTTCAGTGGACTTTTAGATTTAGCTTCTTCTTTCTGTTTTTGCCAATTCTCTGCTTTTTGAAATGCTTTTTGCTCAGTTGCTTTAAGATCTGAAGGAAGTCCTCCCTTAGTACCAAATTTTTTTTGACGTTCCTCAATTGCTTTTTTTCGGGATTTTATTAAATTATCTTGCTTTCTTTTTTTAGCCTTAGCTGTTCCTCGTGACTGACGTGACATTATCGACCTATTTTACAATTATTAACTATTTAGACGTATTTTCCCAAAAGGAATTTCTCTGGCATCAGCAATCTCATCAGAATAGATTTCATATAGTTGGCCAACTACTTCTTGCCATGTATATTGTCTCATTTCACCCCAATGATAATTTAAACCTTTAAAACCCCATTGAAATATATCAGTGACCGCAACTAATGGATGTGCATCATATTGAATAATTGGTGTTTTTGGTGCATATACAAATGTATAATACTTTCCTACATCTGGTACGGGTGTTACTGTATTATTAAGAGCTTGCATCATTTCTATCATCAAATCATCAGGATCTTCTGTTCCTCTGATACCATTAACTACAGAACGTATTCTATTAGATTTGTCTTCTGTTGGATATCTATATGTCATCTGGTGATACCTAGTTCGTCTTCGGTTAATATTTTAAATTCTAATCCTCTATCAAGACAATAATTTTTTGCTGCTTTCCACTTTGCCTGATTTTTTACATATTCACGAACTTCATAAATATAACCTTTTGTTTTCTTTTTTTGAGGTTTGGGTTCAATGCATTGTTTTTTGGGTTTTACTTCAATAATATATTTTTTAATTTTTCCTGTATTTTCTTTAACTTTAATGTAAAAATCTGGAAAATATCTATGAATTTTATTATCTAATGGAGAACGATATGGTAAAACGACTTCTTCACTTCCCCATTCTAATATATTTTGATTACTATCACAATATTTCATAAATTTCAATTCCCATAATGAACGATAGATGATGTTTCTAAAGTTACCTTTATATTTTAGGGGATTGTTTGGTTGATAACGACCCTTATAAGACATCTAAATAGAAATAATAATATAAGTATATTTAGAGTGGCAGGACTTATTTCAAATTATAAAATGACCGCACTTACTAAAATGGATATTAGTAAGGTATCTTTGAATAATCAATATCAAGTCAATATTTCGGGAATAACAGCTGATTTGAAAGGATATTTAGGTAGATATTATAATATACCAAATAATTACGCAACTGGTGGTGATATTGGTATAATGTGTGCAGAAGCTACACTTCCAACTAGTTCGTTTGCCACATCAGAAGTTAAAGATAATTTTCATGGAGTAAATCAACAGTTTGCCCATACACGAATTTATATTGATAGTGATTTTTCTTTTTATATTGATGATAATTATAATGTTTTGAAATTTTTTGAGGGATGGATGGATTATATTTCAGGTGATGATAATAGTGAGTTTAGTAGAGATGATGATATAAACTATTATAGAAGATTTAATTATCCTATGAATACAAATAGTAAAGTTGGATATAAATGTGGAAGTTTGACAATATCTAAGTTTGAAAAAAATCTTGGTAGATCTATTGAATATAATTTTATAAATGCATTTCCTAAAGGAATGACCTCAATACCTGTTCAATATGGTGGTGCCGATCTTTTAAAAGTGAACGTTCAATTTGCATATGATCGTTATATTCTTTCCTAAATAAACCCCTATAAATAAATTTACTGAAGTGTGAAAACATTATGCCATTACCGAAAATTTCTACACCAACATATGAGTTGGTATTGCCATCTACTAATAAAAAAGTTAAATATAGACCATTTTTAGTTAAAGAAGAAAAAATCTTAATTATGGCATTGGAATCTGAAGATCAAAAACAGATTACCAGTGCGATAAAATCAGTTTTAGCTGATTGTATTTTAACTAGAGGTGTTAAGGTCGATAAAATGGCAACATTTGATATTGAATATTTATTTTTAAATGTTCGTGGAAAATCTGTTGGTGAAACTGTAGAAGTTAATGTGACATGTCCAGATGATGAAAAAACTATAGTGGAAATGGAGATTGATATTGATTCAATAAAAATTCAAAAGGATCCTAATCATTCCAATATTGTTGAATTGGATGATAATTTATCTATTCAGATGAATTACCCATCATTAGATCAATTTATTGAAACTAATTTTGATCTTAATGATACGAAAAATCAAGTAGATCAATCTTTACATGTAATTATGTCTTGTATTAATCAAGTATATAATAGTGAAGAATCTTGGTCTGCTGCTGATTGCACTAAAAAAGAATTAAAAGAATTTGTTGAATCAATGAATTCTAAGCAATTCAAAGATATTGAGACATTTTTTGAAACGATGCCTAAATTATCCCATAAAGTTAAAGTAACAAATCCAGAGACTAAAGTTCAAAGTGAAGTGGTAATTGAGGGATTGGCATCTTTTTTCAGTTAGCTCTGGCACATGAGAGTTTGGAAAATTACTATCGTACTAATTTTGCTCTCATGCAGCACCATAAATATAGCTTAACAGAGCTTGAAAACATGATACCGTGGGAGAGAGAAATATATGTTTCACTTCTCCAACAATACATCGAAGAAGAAAACCTAAAGCAACAACAAAGTGGCAATTAACCCTGAAGTAGTACCATCAAACGTTAAATTAAATGTAACCAACGTAAAAAGTATTTTTAACGGTGGTGGTAAGGGAGGTGCTATTACTCGTCGTGGATCAAGATCTATTATTCCAAAAGGTGGTGCCATTGTTCCAAAACGTGGTGCCGTTATCCCTGATAAATTATTTGAACTAAATGATTATGATCCTTTAGAAAAAAGGGTTGCTGCGAATGAGAAAAAGATTACAATGCTCAAGAGGATTGTTAAAATTCATCAAACTCCATTTGGTGGTGGTCCTTTAGAAGAAATTAATTCTATTCTTCAAGATATTGGTAATGCATTAGCATTAGATTTTTCAAATAGAATAACCCAAAGAGAGAATGAGATAGATGCTTTAAGAGAAGGAGCAGAAACTAAAAAAAGAGGTGGAATAGAGGCAGGATTAGAAGCAGTTAATAAAATAACTAATAAAGTAGGAAAAGCATTTAGTGCTGTTACTGCTCCTGCAAGAGGTATTCTTGATAAAGTTATAGGATTTTTTGGTAACCTAGCAGCAGGATTTTTAGCGGATAAGGCATTAACATGGTTATCTAATAATAAAGATAAAGTAACAGCATTTTTTGGATTTTTAGCAGATCATGGGAAGAAACTTTTAATTGGTCTTGGAGTTCTTATAGGTGGTGTTATTGTTGTTAAACTTGTTAAAAAAGTTATTCAAGTTATTAAATTTATTAAACGCAGTTTAGTCATTATTAAGAATGCTCTTAGAATAGCAAGAATGTTATTAAGATTTGGCCCTAGAGCATTGGGAAAAGTTGGTAAGGTGTTTGGTGTTGGTGGTAAAACTGCTGGTAAAATAACTCAAAAAACAACTGAAACAGTTACTAAAAAAGTAGCACAAAAAGGTGGATTTAAGGCTTTGGGTATGATACCAGTTCTTGGAAATGTGATTGATATAGGTATGGCTGGTTATCGTGCTTCTCAAGGCGATTTTACTGGTGCTGCACTTTCATTAGGTAGTGCTATTCCTGGCCCTGTTGGTTGGGGATTTGCTGCAACAGATATTGGAAGAGACATAGTATCTCCTTCTGAAGACAGAGCTAAAGGCACGTTGGGAACAGTTGCTGATACTTATAGTGATTTGGTAGATACTACTACCAATATGGATTTTTCTGGGAATGTTAAATCACAAAATCTTCAACCATCTACAAGAGGTAATGTAACAGTAATGGATCCCATAAAAGTTTCTGATATGGTTAATAATCAGGGAACTGCTAATCCAAATGTGGGTGGTGATAGTGAAAATTCTATACCTTTAGTTGGGGCAGAAGATATTTCAAATTCTTATATACCTCTTTCAAAAGATCTTTTGGGGGTATATGATTAATGGCTACTACATCTGCTACAAAATTAAAAATTACTGCTGTTAATATTAGAAGTGTATTGAATACAAATAATAAAACATTGGAAAAATTGAATTCTAAAAAAACAACTTTATCACGTAGATTAAGATTAAAAGCAGAAAGAGATGCAGCTGAGAAAAATCTAGAAAAGAAACCAAAGAAAGGTCCGATAAAAAGTATATTTTCTAATATATCAACTACTGTTATGAGTATGAAGGATAAGATATTAAATTTCTTTGGTTATCTTTTAATGGGAATGTTGGTTAATAATTTACCTGCAATTATAAGAACTTTAAAAAAAGCTTTTAACTTCGTAAAACCTCTAATTAAAATTGCTTGGAAAGTTATAAGTTTTATTGGTAAATCTTTGTTTAAATTTGGTGGATGGATAGTTGGATTATTTAATCGTAAAAAGGCAGAAGAAAATACTAATCTTTTATATACCAATTCTACTGTTTTGGAAAATCAGATATCTACTATCAAGATTCCTGGTTCGGAAGGTGATACTCAAGAAACTCAAGAACCAAAAGTAGATTTGGAAACAAAGTATAAAGAAGCAAAGAAGATTAATCCAGAAGCAAAAATAGATATAGTGACTGGAGAAATAACAGCACCAAAATTGAATAGAGTGACTGGAGATCCTGATAAAAGAAAACCACCAAAAATGAATATAAACTCACAGATTAGTGATATGACAAATGATAATAAAATTAATAAGATTATTAATAAGACAAATATGTCATCATCTATTTTTAATAATGAGACTTCAAAAAAGGTAGTATCAAAAATTAAAAATAAAAATTCTAGAGATTTGGTAGGAAACCTTGATGATCAAATTAATACTGTGATAATTCCTATTGAAGTTGAAAAAATAATTCCAACAAATAAATCTAATGGAGGATCTAATGGTATAAATTTTGTTGAACCATTAGCATCTGTTGGATCGGATATGAGGATGCCATAATGTCAGTACAATCATCAAAATATAGTATATTTAAAATTATATCTGCTGATGGTAAAAATGAAGTAGACTTTGCACAGGGTCAATTTAGAATTGCTAATTTTTACTACTATGAAAATGTATTATCACCATTTATAACAGGAATAGTTACAATCGTAAGTACAAGTGCAGTTACTAAATCTAAAGATGATACTCAAGAGAGAGTTGGATCTTTACATACTTCACTTCCATTAGAAGTAGGTTGTGAACTCTTGGTAAAAATTGAGGATCCTATAGGAGAGGGATTGGATTTTTCATCTAAAAAAGATCCATTTAAAAAATTGTATGTTAATGAAGTTCAAATTATAGATAAAAAATCAACTTCTGAAATTATCCAAATACGATTTATATCTAGAATAGGATTAGTAAACAATACAAAAAGACTTACTAAACATTACACAGGTAAAATTACAGATTCTATAGGACAAATTCTTAAAAATGAATTTAAATTAGATAAAGATAGAATTAATATTGATGATTGTAGTAATCCATATTCATTTGCTGGAATGACAAAAAGACCCTTTGATTTAATTCTCATGTTAGCAAAACAATCAGTGCCAGAAAATACATCAAATCCTGGTTATTTTGCTTATGAAACAAAAAGTGGTTTCAATTATGTTTCTGTCGATTCAATTATTAATAATGACCCATACGATAAAGTATATCATTATGATGGTAAAGTTGAAGCATCTTCACAAACTAGGAATGATAGTAATGATTATAAGATATCTTCTTTACAGGTAGTCAAAGACCAAAATTTAATGTCTCAAATTAGATCTGGTGTATATGCAAATAAAACTATATTTTTCAATCCTCAAAATTTCCAATTTACAGAGGTTAATGTTACTGTTGATGATGGAAGATTATATAAAGATCCAAAATTTTCAACATTAGGAAAAACACCAGGTGTTCCAAAAGTTTTAGAAGATGATTTTGAGAAAGGAAATAAATTCCATAGAGTACAAACCGCAGTATTGAATATTGGTGCAGAGAAAGAAAGTATTAATCCTAATAATAGTCCTGAATTATACTATGCTGCTGGAACAACTAGATATAATATGCTTTTTTCACAAAAACATTCTATAACAATTCCTTGTAATACTGATCTGGAGGCAGGTGATACTTTACGTGTTGAAATTGAAGATATTACTGATAACAAAGAACAAGGACCAGATCAGAAACAAAGTGGAGTTTATATTATTTCATCTTTATGTCATTATTTTGAATCTGAAAAATCTGTAACTTCTTTAACTTTAATACGTGATTCTTATGGATTACATGCTTCTAAAAACCCATCTAAATCTAATGCAACGGCAAAATTTAGTAATAGACGCAGAAATAGAAGAGGAGGTAGGAGATAATGATGTTTGATTCTTCATCTGATCATGATTTTTATGGACTTGCAACTCATGAATGGATTGGTATTATTTTACCTTATGAATCTCAAAAAAATCAAATTGACGGTAATGCTGGATTTGGATATAGATTTAGAGTTGCAATTATGGGATATCATCCCTTAGATAATTCAATAAAGGATGAAGAAATAGTTTTTGCTTTAGTCGCTCTTGGTGTTTCTGATGGAACTGGTGCAGGAGGTAGAAGGAGAGATCCAGCACTATCTCAAGGTGACGTTGTTCTTGGTAAATTTTTAGATGGTGATCGAAAACAAAATCCTATAATATTAAATGTTTTAGGAAGATCTTCGGGTATTAAATATGGTAAAGGTAGATTTGAGTGTAAAACTGGATTTGTTGGATCAACTAAGAAAGGTAATTTACTTAATGCTATTGCTGATCAAAATGAAGAAACAAATGAAAATATTGGGTTAAATGCTCCTAGAGCTGTATCATCATCAAATAATAAAAGACAACCACCCATAGAACAGATGGCTCAACAGGGATTAAATCCTAATGAAAACAAAGTTGGTGTAATTCCTACTCCACCTTCATATACAGAAGATGAGATTCAAGCTGCAGTTGCAGAAGAAAACGCATTAGAAGGTACACGAGATGAATTTGTTGAAGTTGTTACTGATGCAGAATTTACTATGTTCTAATAAATATCAAATACGGAGGAAATAATTATGACTACACCAGCACCAAAAAATTTAAATCAAACAACTATTAACACTGTTAAAAATTTAATAGAAGCAAATCCTCCTACCGAAAAATTGCAAAATGCTATAAAAGGATATAAGGATACATATCCAGAAGTTTTTGATGGTGTTTCACCAATAGATAATGATTTACTTTCTCCAGAAGAACAAATAAAAAGATTTAATTTAATTAAAGCTCATAAAATGATACCAGTGCCTGATAGTATTACCACTGGATTTGCTATTATTTCTCCAAATCCATGTAAGGATAGCACATTTGATCAAATGGAAGCTAATTTAAAGAATTTTTTTAGTAAAATTAATGCTCCTGGAAGTGTATCATTAAACTTACCTAATGAGATTAAACAAATGTCTAAGGTAATGAGTCGTGGTATGAATGGTTATGTTAATAAAATAACTGGTTCTTTAAATGATAAAATGGCAGGATTGGTGAGTTCTGGATTTGATGGAATAGCAACAGCTTATCAAACAAAAGCAGATCTGGGATTAATACCTTATAGTAAAGCTATTGAGTTAATCAGAACAGAACAGGAGGGTCTTTTGCCTTCTGTTAGTTCATTATTAGATGGAGTTAATTGTGTAGGCCCAAAAATAATGGATGGCTTGACTGGTACTTTGAGTGATTTGCTCACATCAGCAATGAAAAATGCAACTAATGTTCCTTCATGTGCTGTAGAACAAATGATGGGTGCTGTTACTAATGATATAGCAAATACTATAGATGATGCTATTTCTCCACTTTTAGGTCCTCTTACAACAAAGTTTGGAATAGATTTTGATATAAAGGGATTTGCACTTGGTGGTGCGGATGTTTTTAATAAAGTAGATTCTTTTCTTAGTTGTGATAATAAACAAAAATGTCCTTCCACTGATAAAACCATAATTGGTAAAGGTAATCAAATGGCTAAAAGTGTAGGTGATGTTAAGTCAAATTTTAAAAATATTTTTGATAGTAGTAGTTTAAATGCTCTTTCTAATGTAGCAAATAAAGTTAAAACTCCTTTTGAAGAGAAGTATGGTTCTTGGGATATTTTTGGAGGTTCCTCATCAAATACAACATCTTTGAGTTCTTGTAACGCTGGAAATCCTACCAAATGTGGTGCTCCAACTGTTGATATATTTGGTGGAGGTGGTGGAGGTGCAACTGGTAAAGTTATTTTTGGAAAATTTATTAATAGATTAGATACTGAAGATATATTTGCTGCAGTAGAAAGGACCGCAAGTATTATTGGTGTTGAAATAACTAATCCTGGAAGTGGATATACTGAAGATCCAATAGTAAAGTTCAATGATAATTGCAATCAAGGATTTGGAGCATATGCTAGGGCACATATAGATCCTAATCCACAATCTCCTACATATGGACAACTTTCTAGTATAACAATACTTACCACTGGTGAAAATTATCCTGTAGAAGATGATGAGGTACCTTTATTCATAAGTGAAGTTATTATTGAAAATAAAGGTGAAGGATATACTGAAAATGATACTTTAGAAAATTTTAATTTAAATATAATTGATGGTAGAATTACAGGAGGTAAAATGATTAATGATATTCCTTATGATGATTTACCTAATCTAAATATTAATAGTGATACTGGAGTTGGTGCTATCTTAAGACCGATAATGTCTAAAACAAGGCCTCAAGGTGAAGTTATTCAAGTTATAGATTGTGTGAGTTGATTATGAACGAAGACGCTAGAAGGCAGGAAGTAATTGGGCAAAAGTTGTATTTGGAGACTGATAATCCTAGTAATAGTGATTTTGCTCCAGAGGCTTTTGCTCTCAAAGGCACCAATAATGATGGGTGTAGATTTATATTAGCTCATCATGAGTCTAATACTACCAGAATAGAATCTGAAGGGGATATAATACTTAATGCTGGTATAAAAAGTAAAAATTTTGGAACAAGTTTAAATGTAATATCACATGGTGGAGATATTCAAGTAAACTCTACCATGGCTGGAATTGGTATTAAGGCAAGTGATGAACTTATATTAGAAGCAGATAAAATTACACTTAAAGCAAATAAAATTCAAATAGGTGATCAATTTTCTCATGGAACTAAGGAGATTACGTTAAATGCAACCAGAATACAAGTAGATGGTAAAAGTGGAAATCTACCAAATCATTTAAAATTAAGTTGGGGTTCTGCAATTTCGTTTGGGCCAGGTGGTTTTGTTGGTCAAGCAGTTGCAGACAAATTTTTTGGTAGATAATAATGGCTAACGTTAACGCAGACTTTAATCAATCAGGCAATTCCGTATTTGAGAATGTTTACATTACGGGATTATTAGATTATGATTTTAGTAATGATGAAATATCTGTCGGAAAATTAAATGTATCTGAGTCATCCTTTGCGAGTCTAACAATAACTGATCTCAATGTCTCAGGAGGTTCTGTTTTTTCTGGTGTATCTACATTTAATGGTGATATTGATATAGAAGATTGGATTTTTCATAATAATGATTTTACTCAAGGTTTAGATCCAATAAATCCTACAACTGGTAGAAAGGTACTTGATACTAAATTTGGATTTCCTGTTGAGAATTCTTTTGCTGTACACACTAATGCCGTAGAAAGATTTGTTATAAATTCTGCTGGTAATGTTGGTATTGGAACAGGTGGATTAGGAATAGCAGCTGGAGTAGGTTTAGATCATTTTCTTACAAACAATAGATTATTTCAAGTAGGAACTGGTAGGAGTGATACTTTTGTTATTATTAGTAATTCGGAGGGAGTTGGTTTTGTAACAGTAGGTATAGGAACTTCAATTCCAGGTGATCCAACATCAATAAGTGAGTATAATAATTCTGCTAATGGTCCCTTAAGACTTGATATAGATGGTAGCGTAAGAGTATCTAGAAATATTTACGATTCATCAGGATCTCCAGGTCAGAATAATTATTGGATGAGACGAGATGAAAATGGTATAAGATGGGTGCCACTTACACCAGAGTTTAAAGAGGGTATTTTTATTCAAGATGAAGGAACAGATATTCCAACTACAGGTGCTGCACAATCATTTACAACAATAAACTTTAAGCAAAAAAATAGTTTAGGTTTGGGAGTTGATACACTTATTCCCACAGCAGGTGACACTAGTACATCATCAGGTAGTGGTTTAGCAACCGTTACTACTTTTGATTTATGGGGGCATGATGGTGATGGTGATAATGCTCCAATTTATAGAATGACAAATGTTGGTATTGGATCTACATTTCCAACTACTGGATTAGATGTTGATGTTAATGCAAAGTTCACTGGTGTTTCTACTTTTACTGATAATGTTTTTATTGAAAAAAAATTAGATGTAGATGAGGAAACAACTCTTAATAGCACTTTAGATGTAGATGGTGCCACAACTTTAAACAATATACTTGATGTAGATGGTGCTACTACTTTAAATTTAACACTAGATGTTGATGGTAAGACAACATTTAATGATGCCACAGACGCTACTAGTACTACTTCATCCAGTTCTGTTCAAATTGATGGTGGTGTTGGCATTGTTAAAAAATTATTTGTTGGTGGTGATACTAAAGTAGAATCTGATGTTGATGCGACAAACACCACATCTGCTGCATTAGTAGTAACTGGTGGAGCTGGTATTGGAAAAAATGTACGAATAGGTGAGAATTTATATTTACTTGATGATAAAAAAGCACTTTTTGGTGGTGATGAGGATTTAGAAATATTCCATCAATCTTCAGATAATACTTCAAGAATATTAAGTGATAATAAAAATTTATTAATATATACCACTGGTTCTAATTCGGTAAGTATTTTATCTAACGATAAAAATGCTGTTGTAGCTAATGCTAATTCAGAGGTTGAATTGTATTTTAACGATTCACTTAAGTTCAAAACTACAGGAATTGGGGCTTCTGTTATAGGAAGTTTGGAGATAACAGAAAATTTAAATGTATCTGGTGTTTCTACAGTTGTAGGAGTTGCCACATTTAAGGATGATGTAGGAATTGGCAAGACTTTACTTTTAAAATCTTTCGTAAGAGATATTAATAATGATATTGGAGTAGGTGCTGCTAAGACTGATTATCGTTTGGCATCTGTTGGTAGTGGTGTATCATGGAGGCCTTCTGGTGTTGAAACTGAAAATGCTATTTGGGTTTCAGTAGATGGTATGGATACTAATAGTGGATTACTTGAAGGTGATGCAAAAAGAACCATTGGTGCAGCTGCATCAATTGCACAGGAAGGAGATACTATTATTATTCGTTCTGGTACTTATACTGAGAATAATCCAATTGGATTAAGAACTGATGTCTCAGTTTCTGGTGAAGATTTAAGACTTGTGACCATAGTTCCTCAAAATAGAACTAAAGATGTTTTTCATGTTAGAAGAGGTTGTCTAATACAAAATGTTAATTTTTCAGGCCCAATTAGTGATGGTAAAGGTGGAGTTTCATATGCACATACTGATGCAGGTGCTGTTGCATTTCCACCAACATCAGCAGGGATTGCTGCTGGATTAGATTTTCAGGCGGTGACTGGATTTACAGATGTTGGCCCTGCAAATGAAGGTGTTAGTGGTAGATGGAGATCTCCATATATTCGAAACTGCACCAATTTTATGACTAAGAGTATTGGTATGAAAATAAATGGTGATTATGCTGAGGCTGATTTTTATGGAACAAATAATTTAGGGCAAGATTTAAAATCTATGGTTTGTGATTCATTCACACAATATAATGAAGCAGGTATTGGTGTTTCTGTTTCTAATAATGCATATGCTCAATTAGTTTCTATCTTCACAATTGCATCTGAAGTTGGTATATCATGTGTAAATGGTGGTCAGTGTGACTTAACTAACTCTAACTCATCATTTGGTAATTTTGGATTGGTTGCAGATGGATTTGGTCGTATAGAATTTACTGGATTTACAATAAATGATACTCCTGCAGAATTGGATGTGGTTAGTATAAATGGTGTTGTTGATGATGAAAATAATTTTAGAAAACCATTTGATGGTCAAGGTGCTTATTTCCATATTAATTTAGCGGATTTTGATGATACAACTGTTTCTGGTATAGTTACAGAACCTCTTCAATTAGTTAGAGGTATTAATGTTATATTTGGAGGAAATAATGGTGATTATAGTGCAGGAGCTCCACCAATTGTTACAGTTAATACTCCTTTAGGACCAGAGGTAATTCTTCCTGAATTTTCTCCAAATGTAAGTGCTGCAGGAACAATTACTTCAATTGATGTTATTAATAGTGGTAGAAATTTTCTTCCAAATCAAGCAGTAAATGTTACTATTTCTGGTGATGGTAATGCAGTAGCACAGGCAGATATGGATCCAATACTATTTACCGTTGAAAGTGCAACAGAACCAGATTCTTCAACTGGATTAACTGATGTAACATTTAATGAATTTATTCCTTATCCAATTGCTTCAGGATCAAAAACTGAATTTGTAAGAATTAGTAGAATTATCACAAGTTCTCATTCTTTTGAATATGTTGGTGCAGGAACAGACATAAATAAAGCAAATCCCTTTCAGGGAGGAGAACCTGTTCCTGCAAATGAAGTTGTTGCAATTAATGGTGGTCAAGTACCTTTTACGAGCACTGATCAAAAAGGTAATTTTAGAATTGGTGATGGTTTAACAATAGATCAAACTACATCCACAATTCGAGGAAGAGATTTTAACAGAGCACTTCAAGCACAAATAACACCCTTAATATTAGCGTTGAGATAATATGGCAATAGCTCCAGTCAATAAGTTTATATCCTTAGCAGTTCCTGTTTCACCAGGAGAACAGAAATTATATGAGGTTCCTACAGGAACTTCAGCTTTGGTATTATATGCTCAAGTAGCTAATGTTGGAATTGGTCAATCATTTCCCACGGTAACATTTTTTCAAAGAAGAAAATCAAGAAGCACGGGTAATATTAGAGATATTAGAGTTTTAAAAGATATAGAAATTCCACCAAATGATGCTTTAATCATAGTGGATGGTAGAATGGTGTTAGAAAAAACACCATTAGTTGTTGATAGTTTATACATTACAGGAACTCAATCTGGATTAGCAACGGTTACTAATGTACTTTATGAAGAACCAACTGGAATT